CTTGAAACCGACCCCTAGAGCGCGAACAAAATTCGCTAACGAGCCAGTTGGATACCACGCCGATAAGGCGTGAGCGACACCAGCAGAGTGCTGAGCAGCTGCCCAGAACTTTACCGGTAGTCCACTAACTAGTTCTCCTTGGAAGAAGAACTTCTTAGCGAACTCGAGAGTTTTACCTCTCGCCTCTAGAGATTTCGCAATCCCTATCTCCAAACCGACAAGTTTACAAAATTTTCGGTACTCCAAGGCTACTCGGTCATCGGCAATGACGATGTCATCACCGAGGACCGCATATCGGTCGAACCACTTCGCTTCCCCCGCGCGATAAGCAGCGAACTGCACCATAGCATGGTGAGTCAGAGCTAGCATCGCCCAACTTGAAAAGGCTCCCATCGGTTGGCCAACGGCATACCTAAGGTTCTTTCCTCTGTCTCCTAATTTCGCTGCCTTACAGGTCGACGACCCAAGGTAGTAATTTCGGTTACAGAGCAATGCTCTCCAAGTAGCAGCAAAATGGCGTCCAAAGAATTGCAGCAATAGCAATCCCTGAATAAGGACGGGAAGCCTATCCGTCGCCGCACTAAGATCAAAAGAGTATATCTTCTGATCGACACTAACAATCTTCAAAAGCCTTTTCACGGGCTTAAGCTGGTTGAAAGTGCCGTCTTGAGGAATCTCCCTTAATAAGGAAAAGATCCACTCATGCAGCGGTTTCAAGGCAACTTGCGTCCAATAATCCACCATGGCAAAAACCCGGGCTTTGCCAGCGGGTTCTATCTTTACAGATAGCCGACCGTTAGTACTCGATCCGTTTGAGTATTCACGCCGCTTCCGAAGATTGATCTCCTTTTGAGAGATTGTCTCCTCATCTGCTTTGCGAACCTTTATTCCTTTTCGAATTCTCTCCAATACCGCAGATGACTGCGTCATCCGTCTTGCGGTTGGAGCGGCCTCTGCCACCTCAACCATTTGGGTCCACAGGGATTTAGTCGTACCCGTTCCTCCCGGTGTTACCGAGAGATAACGGAACAAACTCCATCCCCATTGACCTTCCGTCCACCTCCTTGCGGAGTTGAACCTACAGCCGAATGAGGTTGATGGACCGACTTCGCCTACTTCCCAATCAACGTTAGGAAGGTCAGCTGAAGCCTTCATTATGGGTACCACTGACGGTCTCCCAAGGACGTCGGTCCCAACATCCAAGAGTTTCTCGCCTGTATGCACTTCAAGCTGCGGCACGAACCTACTTCGTATGAATACACACCACTCCTTAAGGAACACTCGTGAGAGTAGTTTCCCGGGGTCGGTGATGGTACCAAACTTATACTTCGGTTCGATTAACA